TCAAATACTTTTCTACCTGCTACCTGAAATCCCTGATTAACTTCAGCATCTGAAGAAGTTCTTTTAGATGGGTTATATGTTCTAAATGATCTACCTAAGTCGATGGTAGTTTCCCAGTCTTTACCGCTAGCAGAAGCTAACAAAGGTGCAGGTTTACCAAGACCAGATGCAATAAAATCAGTTTTCTTCCAAGCAGCATCTGTTAGATACACTTTTATTTCACCAGTAGATGTATCAATCACCTGTCTGGTAGGAACATTATTCCAGAGTCTAAACTGTGTAACAGTTGCCATCAGATATCGAAATTCTTGGTCTAGTTTAGTTATTTATCAACTAGAACTGAACTTAAAGTTTTGATATGGTATTGCTCTGAGATCTTGTAGTTCTAATGGATAGACAGTATGCAAACTGCCGATCACTTCCTCCCAGGTATAATTTCTAAATGTGTTGCCGTCTCTCAGACCCCAGTGAAAATTGACACCTCTAAAACCCCATTTGAATAGACCAACACAAGCAATCAAAGGGTATTCATCAAACTCAATTCTAGGTGTCTTTGGTTTGTATACAAAGGTATAATACTTGCCAACATCAGGAACGAGTTCAGTTTCTGTTAGAGTCCCTAGAATCTCAATCATCATGTCATCAGGATCACCTAGACTGATGATATCATCTACCTTTGCGTTTATTCGGTTTGTTGGATCTTCTAGATACCTTTCCTGTTCTGGATCCATACTGCTTGATACCTAACTCGTCCTCTGTTAGAATAAGAAATTCTACACCGTTATCTAGAGCAAACTCTTGAGCAGCAGCCCACTTGGCTTTATTTATTTCGTAAGTCATGCATTCGTAGAGATATGATTTTGTAACTCTACTCTTTTTCTCTGGAGGTCTGGTTTGTTTTTTGGGTTTGATTTCTATAAGATATCTTTTTCCATCCTTCTTTTGGATTAAAGCATCTGGATAATATCTGTGAACTCTACCATCTTTTGGTGACACATATGGTATACTAAATTCTTCACTTGCCCACTTGACAATATCAGGACTTGTATCACACCACCTACAGAAATGTCTCTCCCAGGAAGATCGGCATATAATATTGTTGGGATTGCCTTGATACTTCTCAGGGTGCTGAGGCTTGAAGATACTTTTGATACTTTCAGCCATACATAGTAATAGTAGTCAAGATTATTTATAGATGCCTGCTCCACGTCCAAATAGAGTCAAGACATCAGACCTAAAGAGCAGGATTTTGCATCTTGCCCAGACATCAGTATATCAAGTTAAGATTCAACCACCCCCATCAGTTGCTGCCTTTCTTCAGGTCAAGGGTTTCAACTATTATTTTGAGGGTGAAGATTTAGAATTGCTCTGTAGTGAAGCATCTCTGCCTGGAACATTCTTGAGGACGCATACAGTCGAGAATGATTATCATGGTGTTACTGAGCAGATGGCATATAGGCGTCAATATGATGATACTTTGAACTTGACTTTCTATGTTGACAGAAACTATAATGTTGTCGAGTTCTTTGATAGTTGGATTGATTTTATTAGTGGTCAAGGCAATCAAAATGTTGCCAAGAGTCCAGTAGCAAATTATAGATTTAACTATCCAGAAACATATAAGAATGATATCTATCTGACAAAATTTGAAAAGGATGTTGCTGGACAGAATTTGGCATACACCTTCGTTAAGGCATTTCCTATTAGTATTACTTCAATGCCAGTAAGTTATGAGCAAAGTGATATCTTAAAGTGCAATGTTGCTTTCTCCTATATCAGATATGTGAAGGAAAGAGTTGGTGCTGGTTACATTGACTTTCCTGTTACAGGAAATGGTGCTCCTTTAAATACTCCAACTCCCCCATCAGGAGGTGGTACTGGACCTGGAGCGCCACAACCTCCAGTACAATCTAATCCAAGATTCTTAGGTCCACCTAAAGCAAGTCCTTTCTTGGGCAACTCTCAGCAATCATTGAATGAGTTGTATGAAGCTGGTAGGGCAGGCAGAATAAGATCTGCAGGTGACTTCATCGGTCCTGTGCAGTAGCACTAAATAATCACACTGAAATATCTATAGGTTGTTATGCCTTTACCAAAAATCTCTACGCCGACGTATGAGTTGGAATTGCCATCGACTAAGAAGACAATTCAATATAGACCTTTTCTTGTAAGAGAAGAGAAGTTGTTGGTTCTTGCTTTAGAAAGTGAGAATACGAAACAGATTACCACAGCAATCAAAACAGTTCTATCCAACTGCATTGAAACTAAGGGTATTAAAGTAGAAACTCTTCCCACTTTTGATATTGAGTATCTTTTCCTCAATGTCAGAGGTAAGTCTGTGGGTGAAGAAGTTGAAGTCAATATTGTTGCGCCTGATGATGGCGTGACTGAGATCACTATCAATGTTCCTCTTGATGAAATCACTGTTGTTGAAAAACCAGAACATAATAAGCAGATTAAACTCTCTAAAGATATGATGATGGAGATGAAGTATCCATCTCTGGATCAGTTCATCTCCAGCAACTTTGATTTCAAAGAGAAGACTGATATGGATCAATCATTTGATTTGATTGCATCTTGTATTGATAAGATCTATACTGAGGATGAAGTTTGGTCTACTGCTGATGTGACCAAAGAGGAGGTCGTTGAGTTCCTTGAGCAGATGAACTCTATGCAGTTCAAAGAGATTGAGAAGTTCTTTGAGACGATGCCCAAGTTGTCTTATGAGATCAAGGTAACCAACCCTAAGACCAGAAAGAAAAGTACTGTCGTTTTGGAGGGTTTGTCCAGTTTTTTCGCATAGCAATGGTCCATATGGACCTAGAGAACTACTACAAACTCAATTTTGCCTTGATGCAGTATCATAAATATTCATTAACTGAGATTGAAAACATGATGCCATGGGAGCGTGATGTATATGTCACCCTTCTAAAGCAACACTTAGAGGAAGAAGAACTCAAGCACAAGCAGGCAAATGGCGGATAACATTCCAGACGATTTAGACGATCTATTAAACTCTATTAGGAACGAGGATGATAGTTCCAAAGAATCCTCTGCGCTTGTTGTTATTCCAAAAGAAAAGAAAGTAGATAATAAGAAAACAGTTACTGTTAAAGCCACTGTTGTTAGCACAGACAAATTTACAAAGGGTAAAAGTAGTTCTAAAAACACTGCGCAATCTGCACAGAAAATTTCTCAAAAATCAGAGTCTAATACTCTACTGATTGAAAAACTTTCAGAGATTAATAATAATGTAAAGAGTGCTCTTTCATTCTTTCAGATGTCTGAGAGTCTTGCTGAGAAGAGAGCAGAGGAAGAAAGAGTAGCAGCTGATCGAGCAGTCAATCAGGCAAAAGAAAACAAAGTAGAGAGAAATAAAGAGAAGAAAGAAATATCTGCTGGATTAAAGTCAGCAGTAGAACCAGTTAAAAATGTATTTGATTCTATCTTTGATATCTTCAAGAGATTTGCGTTCATTGCTCTCTTGAATGAGATAGTAGCATTCTTGAAAGATCCAATAAAATATTTGCAGAAGGGAATTGATGTTGCGAATAATATTATTGGCAAAGTCGAGAAAGGAATAGACGCAATTATCAAAAATGCTTTTGTCAATCCTTTTAATACCTTTATTGGTCTTCTGAATAAAGGTATTGTAGAATTGACCAATGGTATCAATGGTCTGACATCTAAAGTTGGTCTTCCAGAGTTATCATTGTTCCAAATACCTGCGATCGGAGAGGTGCCAAGTATTGAGGGAGCAATTCCTAGAATTCCAACTGCTCAAAGTATGGCAGACTTTGTAACTGGCGGTGGAGGTTCAGATCAACCACAGACTGCCGAGGGTCAGGCACAAACAACTCAAACTGGTCAACCTGCTCAAGGTTCTTCAGCAGACTTGAAGGCTGCAATCAGGAGTGCTGAGGCAGGTGGAGATTATGGTGCAGTCTTCAGACGTTATCTTGGAGGTTTCTCAAGAAGAAATGAAGACATTACTAAGATGAGTATTGCTGAAGTTGTTCAATATCAAAAAGATTATATTGCTCATCAGAAAGCACTGGGTATTCCTCAAGATAAGAGAAGTGCAGCAGTAGGAGCATATCAAATGCTTTATCCAGATACAGCAGCCAAAGCACTTGGTATCCCACTAAGTGCAAAGTTTGATAAGAAAACTCAGGATGCACTTGCCGAATATTATTTGAACATGGCAGGTCAGCAAGAATTTAAGGCTGGCAAAATTACAGCAGAACAATACAATGACAGACTAGCAGGTCAATTTGCTTCTCTTAAGACTGCTAAAGGAGTAGGCGTATATGATAATGACGGTTTGAATAGAGGGTATGCCAGTGTTCTTGATATCATTAAACGATCTGTTAATCAAGTTCAATCTCCTGCACCGCAACCTGCAAAACCCCCTCAGGCGCAGGTTAGTGCTATGAAGTCTCCTCAACAAACTCCACCTGCTCCACCTAAAAAATCTGCGACTCCGATAGTGATGCCTGTTATGGGTGGTGGAGGAGGTGCTGGTAACAATGCTAACTCTTCATCTCAAGCATCACAGAAGCAAATTCCAGTTTTCTCTGCTACTGACATTACCAATCCTGTTACGTTATCCATTAAGTCTCTTTATAATATTGTGGCGTAAAGTATAATGATTACAAGTATTCTATCAAAATTTGTCGGTGGCGCTTTAAAGGGCACCAAGAAAAAGAAAGATAAAAAGATCGGTGGTGGATACACAAGGAAAAAAGATGCTGGTTATTCATTTGGTGGAATGAATGCAAGCGGTTCTTCTGCTATTGTTGTAAGACCTACATCTTCAATTACAAAATTCAAACCACAGTCAACACCAATTGTAAACTATACGCCAGTAAGTAATCAAACACTAGAAAGTGTATTGAGTTCTTTACTACAAAGCACCTCTGACTTAAATCAATATGCAAAGACAAAGTATAATAATGATTTGACGAGAAACAAAGAGGTAAAGGCAAATGCAGACAGATTATCTCAAATAGCAAAAGAAGAAAAAGTAGAATCTAAAAAAGAAAGAAAAGAAAAGAAAAATGATCTTGGATTGAAAAGACCTCAACTCAAATTGCTTGATTGGTTGACTGATACCTTAAAAAGAGGTGTCTTTATATTTGCTCTTGTAGAACTGTCAACATTCTTCACCAATCCAGAACGACGTAAAATGTTGTTTGGTTTTATAGAAGATACCGTTGCTCGCATTACACTCAAAACATTTGACAGATTTAGTTTTTTCTTTGTTTCTTCTTTATTCAGCAAAGGTGGTCTTCTGAACTTTATTCTTAAGGCTTTAACAACTCTAACCAAGGTCGTTCTTAAGATAACAACGAATCTGGCAAAGTTGGCTTTAAAGGGCGCAGCTGCGGGGGTCAAAGGGTTATTTGGTTTGGGCAAAAAACCACCCAAACCAAAAGTACCTAAACCTGTGGGGTTCGGTAGAGGATTGCTTGGAGGTGCTAGACGACTTGTCAGACCATTAGATATTCTTTTCTTTGGTTTGTCGGTCAAAGAAAGAAAAGAATCTGGTCAAACAAACGTCCAAGCTGGAGCAGGGGCTGGTGGTGAACTTGCAGGTGGGACAGCAGCAGCTGCCCTTGCGGCAAAAGTAGGAAGTCCTCTTTTGCTAGGTGGTCCGCTAGGTTGGCTTGGTTATGCAGTTCTCGTTGGTG